CTAATCAATTGAATATCAATCACTTAGGTGAGAAACAATAAGAAATTTTATTGTTTACTGCTGGTCAAATACTGTTTATTATGGAAAAAACTGAGAAATTGGGGCTACCCCCAACTGGGAAACTTGGAGTGTTCCGGCGATGGCTGGGGATCTATTCAAAAGAGGAGCGGGAGGTCCTGGACTACGCCCGCAAATTGAAAAAGACAACCATGCAAATAGCACGGGGTCAGCTGACTCTGTTATCCCGTCCGGAATGGATGCGGCACGAGGACTGGGTTGAGGCCCGCAAACTACAAAACAAATTAGAAAGGAGGCGTAGAAAATGATTGCAATTTACCTGTTGGCCATCATCGGCCTGTTCGCGATTTTCGGCGGGATCCGCCAATGGTGGAATAGTCCCGAACGGATATTGAGCCGATCCATCAAGCAGATGGAGAGAACGGAGAGACGGATCCAAAAGTTCAAAAAGAAGTCGTAGGCGAGTAGAGTCAGTAGAACTGACAGAGTCAGTAGAACTGACAGAGTCAGTAGAACTGACAGAGTCAGTAGAACTGACAGAGTCAGTAGAACTGACAGAGTATTGGGACTTCTCTCGACCCCCAAATACTGGACGGCCCTCGCGTATACGAAAATTAAAACCAAACAAGCATGAAAGCAAAACACTTTAAGCAGCTCGGGAAAAACTGGGCTTTGTACTCGGAAGTCAATACCAAGTACTGTAATTGGACCCCATCCATCGCAACGGTCCACGAAGGCATGATTTGGCCGAACGGCATTTCGGTCAAGTTCCTGTGGTTCGGCGTGACCCTCATTCGCGTAAGCGAATAAATCAAAGATCCCCGGGGCCAAACGCTCCGGGGGTTGTTGTGCAGAAATAAATTTTTAATTTGTATAAGGTTTAATTATATTTGAGGCATGGCACGAAGTACATATAAAATGAGTCCGCTCGCCTATATGGAGGAGGGACAGAAAAGGCGAGACGCCGGAGATTTTGTAAAGCCCACCGATGCGGAGGAGCTTTATTTTGCATTCATTGAGTATTGCAAATTCATGAAGGATAACTATTTCTCCCAGGCTCACAAGAATAAGAATGGCGACGACTGCAGCGTCTACATTTCCCGCCCGATGACCATCGAGTCATTCAGGCTGTTCGCTGGGATCAATCCTGTTGAGTACGGGGAACTCACGGGGGATCCGGTAGCAGCTGCAATTGGTGGCACCATCGAGGACGCCATCAATTCCCAGCAAATTGAGGGAGCCCTGGTTGGCAAGTACGCTGCCAGTCTCATCCAGGTGCTTCAAGGACGCAAGACAAATGTCAACCTGACGGGAGGCATCACTCTCGAACAGATAACAGGAATGGAGGTAAAATAAAATGGGACGCCGGCTTCAATTTGACACCAAAGGCAACGAGAAGCAGAAGGAAGTGGCTCGACTATGGCTTGATGACTCAGTCACTGACATTCTGTATGCTGGCACGAAAGGTGCTGGCAAATCCTACCTCGGGTGTTCCTTGATAGCCGGCGATGCCCTCACCTATCCGGAGACATTTTATTTTATTGCGCGTAAGACGGCCGCCGACTTAGTTCGATACACCATCCCCTCTCTCTACGAGGTATTCGCCCATTGGGGTATCACGGGGGACTATTACCACTTCAATGGTCAATACAATTTCTTCGAGTTGTACAACAAAAGCCGCATCTACCTCATCGATGCCAAGTATAACCCCAGTGACCCCATGTATGAGAGGTTCGGTTCCATGCAGATGACTCGGGGATGGATCGAAGAGGGCGGAGAGTTTATCCGCGAGGCGAAGACCAACCTCCAGGCTTCCATCGGTCGTTGGAAGAACGACGTCTACAAGTTGGCCCCCAAGCTCCTTATAACCTGCAACCCGTCCAACAATTTCCTCTACACGGACTACTACAAGCCATGGAAGGAGAACAAGCTGCCTCCTTGGCGTCGGTTCGTCAAAGCTCTGCCCCAGGACAACAAGACTCTCTCAGACACGTACATTGAGGGGCTTCTCCGGAACCTGACCCAGTCGCAGATCGAGCGACTGGTCTTTGGCAACTGGGAGTATGACGATGACCCGAATTGGCTGGTCGACTATGATGCAGTGTGCGACATGTTCAGCAATGAGTTCGTACTCCCGACGGGCAATCGGTTCATTAGCACTGACCTTGCCGGGAAAGGTAGAGACAGTTGGGTGGTTGGAACCTGGGACGGCATGGTCTGTCGGATCCCCATCGCCAAAGGCTTCTCGGAAGGCAAGGAGATGGAGGAGAAGATCGCCAAATTGGCCACCGGTCTGAAAGTCCCCCGGTCCAGCATCGTCTCTGACGCTGACGGACTTGGGTTCTACTTGGAGAGCTACCTGAAAGGCATCCGGGAGTTTCATGGAGGACAGTCAGCCATTGACTCCAAGACGTACAACAACATCAAGTCGGAGTGCGCATTCAAGCTGGCGGAGCTCATCAACAAGCGCCAGATCCACATCGTCTGCTCTCCCGAAGTTCAGGAGAAAATCAAGCAGGAGATGACGGTGCTCAAGTCCAAGAACACGAACTCCGCTGAGCAGAAGCGAGAGCTCATCTCCAAGGACACCATGAAGCAGCTCCTCGGAAGGTCACCGGACTTCCTGGACATGCTCATCATGCGAATGATATTCGAGATCAAGCCGAAGGCGACTGGCATGAAGTCCGCCAAAATCATAATCCCCGCGAAGCGATGACCTTACCCATCATAGACCACATACGCTTGATGCTTCAAGACCTGGCACCTGGAGCAGTTTTCGAGTGCGACCAGGCTCGGATGCTGAATGTCAAAGTGGACACAATGCCTCGATTTGAGACTGGGCTCAACGGAGAGGTCATCAAGGACTCAAAGGGGAATCCGGTCAGCACTACGTTCATCTACATCGAGGAACCGACTCAGGGGTACTATGACATCCCGTACAGAGGCCACCAGAGACAGCGATTGCCTTTGATGATTTACTTCTGTAAGTTCGAGCCAATGGGCAATGACGCCTACAAAGGGGATACTCCGTTCAGTACTGAGTCCAAGACGACATCGAGGCTCATCCTGAGAGACGAGCTGGAGAGAACGCTCGTAAGGCCCTTCCTCCTTCGGTTGAAGACCTCCAGACTTGGCATGCTTTACCCGGAGATGATGAACACGGTACGAATAGTCTACCCATCTGCCAGATTTGATGCTAACGAGGTCAGTGTGGGCATTGAGCTGACTACATATTCCGACTGGTGCATTTGGTCCGAAGATCCCGGCATGGATCTCATAGGCAAGAGATTAATAGACTTGTCTGTTGGTACTGACCTGTCCGGCAGAATGATCCGATGCTTGGCCCCCAATGGTATATTCCCGGCTGCCCCATACGCTCCACACAATGACTTTTGGGATCTTAACAAAACGAGGAGATTCATTTTAGCTGTCCGTGATACCGGGGGAGCTAAAGGTTACTCATTCTTACAATATGTCATAGGGGAAGCATTATCAGGTTGGCCCTCGTTGTATTACGAAATCCTACAGTCTAATCCGGGGGACAGGAACGTGTGGTTTAACCCAGGTCTTACACTCAAGGCCCCCGAAGGATCGGCGATTCTTAACACGGCTCCCGAGTCATTTAATCAATATCCGTTTAACGAGTTGACAGTCGTAGGATGATACAGCGAATCGACATACAAGGCGGGCAGATGACGTTCGGCCAACGCATAGAGCTTGGCCGGATCATCACTGACAAGGAGATGACCGACATTGACAAGATGAAGGAAGGCATGCAATGTCTCGGCGTCAAATGGAGTCTCAGGAACACCTCCGAAATTGTCGAGTACTGGTATGAGGTTCTTCTGGGCATTAAATATTGGATCGAGCGAGAACAGACTGAGCTCGAGTACGAGCCCAGTGCCGAGGAAAAGGCAGCCGGCATTGCTCAATTCTCTTTGGTGGTTGGCGAGATGGCCACCATCACTGCACTGGCCAAGGACTACTCGAAAGACCCGGATGAGATTCTGGAATGGAAATACGGGAAGGTGTACAACCTCCTTTTCACCAACTTGCAGAGTCGCCTCTTCCGGGAGCGACTGAACAAGGAACTGGAGCGTAAGGCTCAGCAGAAAGCCAATGCTCGCAAACCCAGAAACAAATGGCGGTAGGACTGGAACAGATATTGGCTGAGGGTCTCACCCAGATGAGGGACGAGATCATCCGGGCATCACAGGACGCCGGGCAGGAAGCCTCCGGCAGAACCTATGCTCAGATAACAGTCCAGACGGGACGAGAAGGGGAAACAGTTTGGGGAACGATCGAAGCTCCAAACTACTTCTACACTCTCATCCGGGGACGAGGTCCTGGAAAGATCCCCGCCAATTTGGGACAGATCATCATGGAGTGGGCAAAGCTCAAAGGCATCACATTCTCGGATCCCAAGGACCTGGTCCGATTCGGAAATGCCACTGCATGGAAGATAAAACGAGAAGGCTCAGAGCTTTACCGCAATCACATTTACGTTGACTTGGTCGACACTCCCGCTGATAACTTCGAGGAGTACCTGGCTCAGCATTTGGACAAGACAATGGAGGTCCTCATTGAAGAGGCATTCACTCCTGACAACAATATGGACCACGGATATATAATATAACGCGATATGGCAATTACCAATCAACCGGCTGAGGATTCTTTATACTCAGCATATTCGCAAATACCAGTTGAGACCGCCAACTCAACACCTGGGCTTGAGATCAAGACTCAGAACTTTGACGAGGACAATATGGTCTCGTTGAACATTATAGACAATGAGGCGGTCGAAGTAATCGATAACAGTGGAGGTAGTAGTAACGACTATTCTGTGAAGTTTCCTCTCCGTAGAAAGGTGGTACCCGGGGAATGGTATGCTTTTAGGGTTTATCGCGGGGATGGAGTGGGTGCCACTTCACTCACCGTTGCTTTGTTCCAAGCAACCAGTTCGGGTAATCTTACCACTGTGATTGCTAAAACAAATATACCAATTGGTGACAACATGACGTGGAAGGTTCAGGTACCGCGCATTGTTACAGCAGGATCCCCCTGCGATATGCTTGTCATTTTTGCAGGTATTGAAGGAGCAACAGCTGGAGTGAAGATTACTCTCTCAGGTATGAGTTTGGCCTACGGGAATAACTTTGTCGGCTATAGCCCCAGTCCAGTTAAAGCAGCGAACTCCCTAACTGAAAGCATCGACATCTACAGAGACTCGGGATTCGGGACGACGAAGAAATACGACCTCAGGTTCTTGGCAAAAGCCGGATTCCGGGACGACAGATTGAGAGTATTTCCGTACATAAACAAATCCATCGGCTTTGCCATTGACTACAGTCTCATATCGGCATATGCTTACAGAGGCATCGGCGAACGAAACTTCAATGTTCGATATGCCTCCCGGGGAGTTAGGGCTCGAGGCTACAACGCTAATTTCACCGAGTCATACTTAGGACTCGTACTGACTGACCGGGTTCCTGACAACGACAGGAATCTGTATGTAAAAAAATATTACGGGTATCCGTATTACGTCATCCTATTCCCGAGAGGGTTTTTGGGGTCACCAAATATCGCTACATCGGTCGACGTTCGGGTTAAACTTTATGATGAGGCCGAAAAACAATTTGATATTTCTACCCGACTCAACATCCCCCTTGTGTACGAATTTGAGGATGAAGCAGACTACGTAAAACTCGGACTTTCTGGAGGAGCATACCTTTCTCAAGCATGGAACATCGTATTCGTCGATACGGAGATACCTTGCAACCCATTTTACATTCGCTGGATAAACCAGAAAGGCGGATGGGACACTTACATGTTTGAGCAACACAAGAAGTATACGCAGGAGGTTGACCGGGGAGACCAATACGTATTAGCGAATTCCGGAGGCCCCTATGCCTCACAGACGAGAGGCGAGTTAGCTCCGGAGTTTAAGAACATAGTCCGAGCAGGAGCAGAACAGCTTGATGAGAACGACTTCAACTTGCTCAAAGGAATTGCTCTCTCGCCTCTTGTTCAAAGGTACAACTACTCAGTCAAGGCATGGCAACGAGTCCTAGTAAATGACACGGACTTAACTTGGGACACCAAGACTCCCAGGAACACTGTTAGCTACGAGTTCCAGCTTATTGACGAACAAACTCAGTGGTAATATGAACTACGAACTACTCATGAAAGGCATTGACGGCAAGGTCTGGTCCCTGGACCTCCCGCTGGATGCTCCTGCGATGAATTACCAGATCAACAATCTGGCGGAGCTGAAAGACAGGAATGCCTCGTACTCCCAGCGGATCAGTCTGCCCAGGACGACCCATAACGAGCAAGCATTCCAATTCAGTTTTGTAGTTGGCTCAGGTTCGAGTGTGCCATACATGAAGTTTCCTTGCCAACTATTCTATGAGGGAGCACTCATATCCCCGACTGGAGCAGTATTGAACATCGTAGACGTATCAGATACATCGATCGGGGTCCAGATCCTCGGGGCAACCGTTGACCTGTTCGACACACTAAACAACACTGACGCGAAGGACCCAGGGGATGGTATGTTCCTCCTCAAGTGGTACACGAACACAATGGGACAGACTGAGCGATACCTCTCCGGCCCCGAAGGGGTTAAAGTCCTGTACTTTTGGCTGTATGCAACTCTACAAAAGAACCCGAACTTTCCCCCTTTCGCCATGGAGGCAATCAGGCAAGTCAGTGAGATGGACAAGTTCTACCCCCACCTCAACTGGTATGACTTGGTGACATGGATCTTCGATCGAGCAGGCTACAGTCTCGAGACCGACGTGGACCCCGTCGACCGAGCCGAAATGTTTTTGCCTTGCACTTACCCCGTTTTGGCAGACAACCCCATGGCTCCGAGAGCATCCGGAATTGGCTGGATCCGGAATCCCTCGGTTGGCACCCCGACCGGGGTGGTATGGAGAGGCTCCCCCGGGGTAACTCTCAGTGACCCGGTCGCCGGACGTTTGACTATAGGCCCCGGATCCGGAACATTCAACTGGATGACTCTATGGGACACGACCATCACGTTTAGATTCTCGTGGTCCAATATTTCTGCCATCCAAAAGAGTAGTGTGACAGTCAAAGTTACCCACTACAAGAACGACGGAACCAATGCTGTAGTGTTGACAAGGTCCTGGTCATCGGGGTCTTCTGGCAGCGCTTCGGTCGACATCCAGATGGAGGCAGGGGAGCACATACTGGTGTCTGGAACTCTCGCCATAGTCACTAGCCCTGTCAGTTCGTTTGACCTGAGATTTCCGGTCAGCATTACTGCTCCTCCTGTGCCTGAAACTTCACCAGGGGATAAGCCCCAACCCGGACTAACCTATGACCTCCTGGCCTCTACTGGATTCAAAAGCTTGGGGGACATAGTCAAAGCATTTGTCCAGCTGTTTGGTCTAACCGTCGACGTTAATCCCGTCACAAAGGTAGCAAGAGCATACTCTATTCAGGAGTTTTACAACAGACGAAGTTCGTCCGGGAAGAATTGGTCTGACAAGCTGATAAAAGGAAAGGACACCAAACTTACGTTCCAATTGTCCAGCTATGCCCAGTCCAACGAGATAAAGTTAGAGGATAATAAGGACAACAACGTTACTGACTCGTACAAGTTCAGCATCCCGGACGTCAACCTCCAGCCCACCAAACTCCTGTTCCAAATTGGGTTCTTGGCAGGGCTCAACCAAAGCCTCTATGATGCGGACACTACAAGTGAGACTCATACACTTGCTAACTACCCTATCTGGACCACCAATAGAGGTCGGATGGAGAACGGGGAAATGACCGAGACGACTTGGGAGTACAATGTTCTAAGTAAGCCGATGGTCGTCCACATAGATAAGTCTGACTATATGCGGCCCAAGGTGAGGGTAGGCCACACCATTACCCAGGTACGACTATACACGGCGTATTTCAAAAATTTGAATTACTACGTTCCTAAGTACTACGACAAGCTCATCAACAATATACTCAAAAGCCCAAAGATCCTACAGGTCCAAATTCTTTTGGACTCGCTCGACATTCAAAGTCTGGACTTGTTCAACCCGATATGGCTGGAAGAGCATGGGTTCTGGTTCTACGTTTCGAAAATAAACAACTTCCAAGCTGGAAAGATATCCAAAGTAGACCTAATACGAATGTGATATGGCCGAAGAACAGAAAAATACAATTTACAACGTCCGTGTAACAGCTGAGGATGCCCTCAAGACGTTAGCCGAATTGAAACTCCGGTCCCAGGAGTTGAGAGACCAGCAGAAGGCTCTCGGCAAAGTAACTGAGGAGAATGCTCAAGAATACTATGCGCTTGACAACCAGATCAAGGCAATCAACAGCGAGGCGAACAAGTACCAGAAGCAAATCCAGAACAACATTAAGCTCCAGAACCAACAGGAGGCAAGTTTAGCAAAACTTAGAACCCAGCTGGCTTTGGACAATGCCGAGTTTGCAGAGCTGGGCAACTCAATGCAGGACGCGGCTCGTAAAGCCGAGCTCGGCAAGCGCATTGCAGAAACCACCGAGGAGCTCAAAGCTCAGGAGGAGGCACTCGGGGACTATCGCCGGTCAGTTGGTAACTACGAGAAGGCAACGGAGAACCTCAAGCAGGAACTCTCCGACCTTACCCAGACACTCATCCAGATGGCTCAGTCCGGGGATACAAGTTCTGAGACGTTCAAGGAGATGATTAATCGAGCTGGTGAACTGAAAGGAGCTGAGGACCTGGTCAATACAGCTATATCCAACGTTGGTAAAGGAACTGAAACCATACAGGCAGTTACCAGCGCCACGTCAGCTTTGACTTCCGTATGGGGCCTTTGGACCACAGCCACTCAGGTACTGGGGAGCGAGAACGAGGAGCTCAATGCTACCATGACGAAGATGATAACCATCATCACGGCTCTTTCCTCTTTGTCTTCTCTCCAAGCAGCTCTCTCCAAGACCGAAGCCACTTATCGAGCTGCATCTAACTTGGTTCAGCTGGTTGGCATCAACCAGACTCTCGCCGAGACGAAAGCGATAGCTGCTAAAAATGCCGTACAAGGAGCTAGCAACATCCTCACCAAAGCAGCAGCAGCTGCCACATGGCTTTGGAACGCGGCTTTGGCTGCCAACCCCGTTGTATTGGTGGCAGCAGCAGTGGGCGGATTGGTGGCTGGAGTGGTTGCTCTTACGAACGCATTTAACAGTAACACGGAAGCTCAAGGGAGAGCAACCCGGGCAATGGAGGCATACAATCGAGCTGCCGAAGACTCCACGTATGTACTGGATCAGATCGAGACCAAGCGGAACACTCTGTCCAAAGCCGAGGAGATCCGGGGCAAGGGGGAAATAGAAAATCTCAAAGCCAATCATGCCACGTCGGAACAGATCGCCAAAGCTCAGCTTAAAACAGCTAACAAGCTCCGCGAGATTGAGATGAGTGCAGCTCGTCAAAGACAGATGGCTGCAATGGATGAGTTCGACTCCTTGAAGAAGGTGATTGCAGCCAAGGAGGAGGAGCTCAACACATGGTCAGGAAGCTTGGCCAAATACAAGGAGGCCAAAAAGGAACTCGACGATTTGAAAGGCCGACACCAAGAACTGTTCCGGACAATCGAGAATGAAGGAGCCGCAATTGCTAACTTGGCTCTTGAGACTGCAATAGCCAACCGGGAGGCTCAGCAGGCCATTGCCGATAAGGCTCTAGAGGTTGCTTTGAAGAACTCGGAAGACATGCAGAAGATCCGGGAAGACGATCTCAGGTTCCAAACAACATTCCAGTCTACGAACATTGCCATCCGGATGGAGTATGAGAGAAAGCTCTACAAGACAGCTCAGGATGGAGCCCGGGAACGTCTGGCTCTCCAGAAAGCTCACGGCAAAATTACTAATAAGGAGTATCAGACGGCTCTGAATGCCCTGGCTCGGTCTGACAAGCAGTTCTACGAGAACCAAGCCAAACAGCTCAATGACTACCTTGCGGGGGTGAGAGCAAACATATTGGCTGTAGCTTCCGGAGGCACAGTCGATATGCAGATTGCTCAGGTTACTCAGAAGTACCAGGACGCCATGAAGGAGCTGGCCAACATTCAGTCTCCCCAGTTCGTGAGAGGTATGAGCGAGGAGGAATATCAGAAAGAGTATGCCGCTTATGAGCAGTTCCTGGTCAACAGAGCCGAACTCGAGAAACAGATTCAGCAGAACCTCCAGGATGAAATCAAAAAGATCCGCGAGGACGCTACCAAACAGCAACTTGACCGGTTCAACCAAGTTCTCAACGAACAGTATGCCGAAGATCTCTCAAAGGCAGCGGACAACGAAAGGAAGAAGCTGGAGCTCGAGAATGAGATGCTCCAGAAGCAAATCGAAGCCAGGAAAGCTGCCGGGGAGAAAACCTATGAGCAGGAGGCCCAGCTCCGAGCCAACAATCTTCGTCTCCAACAAATGGACCTCGACAAGGAGCTCACTCAAGCCGAGTTAAATCACAAGTCCAAGTATGAGATCCGGAAAAGGTATCTGGAGGCCGAGTTGGCAGCAGCTCAAGGAAACGAGGACGCCATTGCTCAGATCCAACTCGAGATGGCCGAGAACGAGGAGTCTTTATGGGAGGAGCGAATCGAGAAGCTCCAGGAGTATGCCGGAATAGCATCTAGCTTCGCCACTGCTTTCAACGATTTGGCCAGTGCTCTCGGGGAGCGTCGGGCTCAGGAGGTAGAAGAACAATACAGCCGGGAGGAGCAGGCATTGGCAAACATGTACGCTAATGGTCAAATCACGGAGGCCCAGTACAACGAGAAGAAAATCAAGATGGAGAAACAGAAGGAGAAGGAGTTGGCCAAAATCGAACGGGAACAAGCTATCCGGGAGAGGGCAATGGGATCCTTCGAGATTGGCATCAATACTGCCATCTCCATCATGTCATCGGCTAAAATGGGATTCCCTTTGGCTATCCCGTTCATTGCAGCAGCTGCGGCTTTGGGAGCAGTTCAGATGGCAGCTCTTTGGGCAGCTCCTCTGCCGAAAGCCGCAAGAGGTAAATACATTGAGGGACCCAGTCATGCCGCTGGAGGAGTGCACATTGAGGCGGAAGGAGGCGAGACCATCATTAACAAGAAGTCGAGCCGCATGTTCCTGCCTCTTCTGTCAGCCATAAACGAACTCGGTGGCGGAGTACCGTTCACTAAAGTTGGATCGGACGGGGGATATGCTATCCGATCATTCGCTGAGGCGTCAGAACCTATGAATCGGCTTGACATGGAGAGAGCGATTCGGAAAGCATTTGGCCAGGTGAGAGTGATTGCTACAATCGAAGATATTCGGAGGGAAGATGCTAACTACGTGCAGATTCAGGACCGGGCTAATTTTTAAATAGTCCAGCACAAATAGTATTTCAATATCTATTAGGAATAATTATATTTGTATCGAAATAATTTGGCACATGATATTCATCAACTTAAAAGGCGCAATTGACTCCGAAGAGAATCGGGTCATGGTGGAGCTTTGGGGAGGGACCTCAGAGACCTGTTCCGTGGAGACCTTCCGCCGGGTACTTGATGAACACCCCGATGAACAGGAGGTGTGCATCAACATTGACTGTGACGGGGGCTCTGTTGAGGAGGGCTTCAAGATTTATGACCTTCTTCGCATGAGTGGGAGGACTATATACACAAATATTGTCGGGGGATGCCACTCGATGGCAGTGTGCATCCTGTTGGCAGCTCCGGCAGAGAACCGGTCGGCAAACAGGAATTGCCGGGCACTCATCCATCGGGTATACATGCCGGTCGAGGATTGGCTCACTTCCGACGATGCTCGTAGCATTGCCGAAGAGCTTGCTCTGGAGGAGGAGGCTATTCTTGACGTGTATGTCGAGAGAACAGGTCAGGACCGGGAACGGCTCCGCAATGTCATGCATGAGGAACGCATCCATGATGCCAAATCACTTCTTGACTTGGGATTCATTTCCAAAATCAATTCATACAACACAAACCAAATTTTTAATGCTATGGCAAAAAACGAAAAAAGCGCTTATGAAAAATTCATGAGCAAAGTCAAGGCATTCCGGAATGGCAAGAAAGGCGCTCCCGCCAACTTCGACTATCTGGATGCTGAGGGTCAGGTCGTTCTCCAGACCGTAGGTGAAGAGGACAATCTGGCCGAAGGGGTAGAGGCAACTCTCGCCAACGGCGAGACGTCGGGCACTGTCGTTCTGGAAGACGGTCGGGTGGTTACTGTCGAGGACAACATCGTCACCAGCATCGAGACGGAGGACACCGAGTCTCTCGAGGACCGCGTTGAAGCACTGGAGGCGATGCTCGACGAGGCAACGAACCTCCTCGAGGAGCATGAGAACGAACTCCGCAACCTCCGTGGTAGCAACTACCGCCCGAAGAACCGCAAGACGGTTCTGCCCGGAGGCAAGAAGCCCGAACACTCGGCAGATGACCTCAAGAACGAAGCTCGCGAAAAGCTCCAGAAGGTCAACGCTGCCAAAAAGATTCTCAAGTAGTCAAACTCAAAAACTTTAAGAACTATGGCAGCTAAAAAGGGCGGATTTCTTGACATGGACAAGTTCACTTTTTGTGGACGTGTCATTCAGGCAATCTCGGAGATGATTATGGAGGACACCATTCAGGGTCCTGACATCAACTCCATTCACACAGTCTTCCCCGACATCGTCACTAACACTGAGGTGGGTTACATCGGCGAGGGCGGCATGGTCGGCGTGGCCAACACCGGGTGTAACCCGACTCCTCAGACGTGGAACATCAACACCCGCAAGCTGAAATGGGAGCCCGGCATCTGGGAGATCCTCCTGTCCCAGTGTTACACTGACCTTCAGCAGTCGGCAACTATCTACTCTCTCCGCACCGGCGTCGACATTCCGGACTTCACGGATACGGACTACATGAACCTCGTCATTGAGGTTCTGGAGCGCTCCATTATGGATTTCTGGTACCGCCTGTTCTGGTTCAACGACAAGGACGCCAAGAACGTTACCGACAACGGTATCATTACGAATAGTCTCGACCTGAAATTTTTCACCATCATCGACGGTTTCTGGAAACAGATTACCGCCCAGGTTAGAGCCAATCCGTCCCAGCGCGGAGCAACAATTACGGAAAATGCCGAGACATCTTACGCAGCTCAGAAGCTTACTCCGGACAAGGCCAAGGAATACATTCAGTCGGTCGTGTTCAGTGCCCCGCTTCTGCTCCGTCAGCAGTCTGACAAGTTTATCCTCGTTACCCAGTCGGTCTACGATGCCTATCAGCAGTCTCTTATGGACGCTTGCTGCCTCGAGTCGGCTCGCTTGGCTCTGCTGAATGGCATGGAGGCTCTCAGCTTCAATGGCATCCCTGTCATCGCAATGCCCGTCTGGGACAAGATCATCGCTTCGTCGGAAGACACTGGCACGAAGCTCAACAACCCCCATCGAATTCTCTTCACCTCGAAGAGCGTGCTCGGCATAGGTGTTGATGCAATCGACAGCTTCGAGAAGATGCGGATCTGGTACGAATACAAAGACCGCGTAGTCTACGTAGAACTCATGGGTCGGGCGGATGCCAAGCTCACTAACCCGGATCTGTTCTCGGTAGGTATCTAATCCTTAAAAATCTAAGAAAATGGCAGGACTTGATTGTTCTAAAATCAAAACAGGATTCATCAACCAGGTGTGTGGTAAGCCGGCAATCGCCGGCACCGCCGCCAGGGTGATTCTCCTCAGCTACTCGGACGTCGACAGATCGAAGTCTGTTGTAACTGACAACGTTATCTCTTCGCTCGTCCTTAAGGCCGGTGCCACTGGTTACGAAGTCGACTCGCTGCCCAACGCAACTGTAGGCTCGGACACCATCAATGCTGGCACGTACCTCAAGACTCACCAGCACAACGTAGTTGTCCGAATCTTCAAGAAGTCGGAAGCAGCCAAGAAGTTCGTAAACGGCCTGACCAATGCCCGCGTCATCGCTATCGTCGAGAACAACGACACCGGAGACAAAGGGGAAACCAAGTACGAGGTGTATGGCTGGGACTCGGGTCTGGAGCTCACCGAAATCACTGTCACTACCGAAATGACCGACGGCGTCGCATACCAGGTAACTCTGGCCAACGGCACCCTCGCTCAGGAAGGTTTGCTCCCGATGAGCCTCTTCGACACGGACGAAAACACCACAGACCTCATGGTAAACGGGCTTCTGTCCAAAACATCTAAGCCGTAGCACTCATGACTGACATGCTCGAAAGACTGAGAGCTTACCAATCCAAGTATGGGTCCCTGAAAGGCGAAGCCTATCGGGCCCATACATTGGAATTGGAAAAGAACCCCGCTCTCCATCGAGAAGTAGATGAACTTTCTCGATACTTTTTGAATAAGTCAGTTTCCCGATGCGGCTTCTGCCTGATCGAAGCCGACTTAGCATTAAGACGAATAACAGAACAACAAATGAAAAATGTAGCACACCCCGATTACGAACTCAGAGCAGGTACTCTGCTCCATGACCCGATCAACAAAGAGTTCAGCAAGATCCTCACCCCGAGGAACATCACGGAGGATCTTTGCTTGTATCACATCGCATTCAACAAGGATGCTCTTTCGTACTTCACCCGGGTCCCCGAAGATCTGAACGACCGGCTGGAGAAATTCATGGTCCGTTACGGCAAGGAGATGACGGACAAGGACATGGAAATCAAGAAGCGTCAGGCTCAGGTTCTGAGCAAGCAGATCGAGTCCGTGAAAGCCGAACTCGAAGAGCTGAACAAGAAACAGATCGAGCTGAACGCCAAGCTCGATGAGTACTTCAAAGCCATGGAGGCAATCCATGCCATTCTCGACTCAGCATCCGCCGAGGAGAAGACCGAGGA